ACCGGCTACGCGTCGGGAACCCCGGCACCGGCACGAGCAGCGCAGCGGCAAGCTCGCGCTTACCGGGCTTCTCGCGGTGCGGACCCCAGTCGCCGGACAACTGGCACGCCATCATGCGCGCAACCTGATCGGCGTTCACTCCCGGAATGAGTGCGCCCGAGATCCACACGCCGCGCGCGTTCTCCCCAACACGAGCCGTGGCAACCACTGAGCACGCGTTGTCGTAGTGCTCGCGCCGAGCCGAGCCCTTCGGACCCATCGACGCGTGTCCGCAGTCCATCGTGATGGGGCCTGTGGCGATCTTCATGTATCCGCCCTTGCCGTCGTCAACCATGGTGGCGCGGTTCATCCAAATGCCGTAGTCGACGTTGCCTGTCGGAACCGTGACCCGCTTGTCGCGGTAGCCTCGGTGCGCGACCTGCTTGGGCGCGAGGTAGCCGAAGAATCTGCCATCGTCGGTGACCGTGATGGCACCGATCTCGGGAACCTCTTTCGGCTCGTCGAACCAGTCGGCCGGGGGAAGATCGGGAATCGTGATCGTGTAGGCCGAAGCGGTGACGAGTTCTTCCGCGTCGAGATCATCGGCAGTAGGCTCGGGCACAGCGGTTTCGTCGTCCAGGTACACGCGAGCCTCAACAAAGGCGGGAATGCTCACCAGGTCTGCGGAACGAATCCGACCGGAATGGTAGATAACCTTTTCGGCAGTCATGCACCTGGCGACTTCGGAACCTTCGGCGTCCTCTGGCAGCTCCTCGCAACCATCAGGCATGACCACTTCGACATCACCTTGGTTGCCGCTGTCATCGATGATGGAGATGCCCGCGAGGAATCCGGGATCCATTCGAGTACCCATCTGCCGAGCAGCCTCGCGGCCCCAGGGGGAATCCAGGTCAAGCACGCCACGCGCGTGAATCTCGTTCCCAATGCGCTCGATGTGGTCGACACGCCCGACATCTACGGTGTTGCCGTTGTCAACGCCGCCGTGCGCGCGTTCGTACTTCCAGCCGAGTGGAATCTCTAGTGATTCGGTCGCACCGAGTTCGGGCCACGTCAGCGCGCCGACCGCATATTCCTGCCCGTCGTAGGCGGGTGCACCTTCAACCACGATCACGCCGGACCACGGGGCGACGTTTCGCGCCATTGGGGCTGCACGATCTGTTTCAGACGCGTACAGCGCTGCCATTTGAGCGAGCGCCGCCTCTTCCGTGTCGTAACAGCCTTCGACTTCGCCGTCTTCGATCTTGACCACGGCAAACTCACCCGAGTCGCAACCGGGGTTGCCCGTCTGGATTTCCCAAGGCATGGGTTGCTCCTCTTCGTAGGCAGCGGCGTTCAGCGTGAGTACCGCGCCGTTGTCGTTCAAGTTCAGGTCATTGGGGTCAAACACCGCAAAAGTTGCACATCGGCAGTTAATCACGAGCGCAGCCGGGCCGCTCGGATCGCCCGGGAACGCCAGTGGGAATCCTCCCACCATGAACGGCTCTGTGAACGCGACTGTCTGGCCGTCCGCTTCTCGGTGCTCTATGCGCGTGCGCGTGTCCCCGGTCGCCTGCCACTCCTTGCGCATGACACCGGAGGGGATGCCGTATGCCGACTCGAATCGCTGCATGGTGCCCATAGCTACCGTGTTGCGTGCGCCGTGGACTTCCGTTCTGGCAATCATCCGTGCGCGACCTTCGGTCACGCCAACGGCGTCACGGACACGCGCGGCGAGCTTCGGAATCGACTCGCCAAGTTCAGTACCCTCAACCAGCGCGGCACGCGCGTTGAACCAAAGGGCGTCACCGATGCCCACAAGACGGTTCACTGCCTGTTGTAGATACAGCTCGGTATCGAGTGCTTGATCTGTGAGCAGCGTAAGCGGGTTACCGAGAGCTTCGGCAAGGTGCGCGACCGTGGAAACGCTCGCGTTCAGCATGTTCAGCTCAAGCGCGGGGGACAGCTCGGCTGCGACATACGCCGCCCAGATCGCCACGATCGCGTCCATCGCGGTTTGATCCGCTTCACGCAGTGCGCGTTCGATGTCCTCGGTGTTCATCACTTCGATCATCGCGGCCGTGAGACCGGCCATGACCAACGTCTCGAACTCCTCGGAACTGAGTTCGAGTTCTTCCAGGGTTTGCAGCGGAACGGTAGCCATCAGACCTCACCCGGGTTCCGCGCCTGTGTATTCGCGGGGTCTTCGGCACCGGCGTCACCTTCCGTTGACTCGGTACCCATCTCAGGTTCAGCCTGTGGGGGGTTCGCGACAGCCGCCGCGCCCATGCTGCGGCGTTCGAGCTTATCGGTCATCTCGTCCAAGTCCGCAGAGCTCGGCTTGTCCGATTCCGACATGCCGATCTCACGACGCAACGCCCGACCGCTGATCTCCAGTCGGTCATACGCCAGAATCGCGTCATCCGACTTGTCGGGGCGCTGCACGATCTCCGACGGGTCATACCACATGACGATACGGCCGCCATTGGGGCCAATCAGGTCATGCCCGCCCGCGCGAAGCACTGGGGTGAGGTACCCCTTCGTGAGCGCGTGGCAGATCATCTCAGCGTCAGGCGCAATGTGGAGTTTGATGCCGGACTCTTCAACCTGTGCCGCACCCCAGTGATTCATGCCAGACACGCCGAGGAGCAGGTCACTCGGAAGATCAAGCGCGGTGGCAAGACGGCGGATCGCGCTTTCGCGTTGGGGAATGAGCTTGTCATCGATCGGGTTCGACAGATCCAACGCCATCATGACATCAGCAAGTTTGGTTTCGGTGTTGTCCCCGAGGTCGACGCCCACGGGTAGCTTGAGCGCCGCTTCCGCGCTCATCGCGTCTTTGATACCGCGCGACGCAACCTCAACGAGGACTTGCGCGAACGGGTCCTGCCCTTCCACGCCGCTGGGATTCGCGGTCTGCGGAAACGAGAGCTTGCCACGGTCGTAGAGCAGGATGCCGTTCGACGCCAGACGCGATACGGTTTCCGCCACGATGCGCTTATTGATGAGATCAAGCTCGCTCATTGACCCGAGCGCGTGCGCCGCTACCGAGGTCGCGCGGTACGAGTACCGCTCGTCGGGACGCCAGAACCTGACCACCATCGTGTCAGACCCGAGCGCTTCCCAGGCGCGCTGCGACTCGCCTACACGAAGCTGGTACACGCCTTCGTGCACACGGAGTTCGTCAGCGGAATATACCGCCCAAATCTCTTCGCCGTCTTCGTCCTCGTGGCCGACAAGCCAACCCTCACCGGGGACGTTGTAGTGAATCCCCATAAGCTTCATAAGCTGCGATTGTCCGCCGATGCCGCCCGCGAGCCGAGCTACCGCATCGGCAGCCGGTCCTTCGGCGATCGGCAGCGGTTCGTCGCCACCGGGAATGTACTCGGCTGCAAGCAGTCGAACACGCGAAAGCGCGTTGCCCTTCCAGTTGACCGCAGCCGAGAACTCTTCCAGCCGGTAGTAGTAATCCCAGAGCTGGTCCTGTACGGAGGTGTATTGCGGATTGTAGGCGCGTGCAGGGGACAGCACGGAAGCGGACGCTATGAGCGTAGTGCCGAACGCCGGAAGTCCCATGTGTTGCCCTAATCCCCGTCGATGCGTCCCAAGAATCCGACCACGGTTGACATCGCCAGCCATGTGAGTATCGGGTAATCGAGTCCATACGCCACCGATAGTACCACCGTGAACACGCCGCACACCCAGAATCCGAGGCACCACGGGCACGAGAGTAGGTACGCCAGCTTCGAATTGAAGTGCGTATCAGATCCGATCGGCCCGTGCTTCTCGTACCAACGGCGTTCGAGTCCGAACCGCAGCCGATCGAAAATCGGTTCCGTGATCTTGTCGGAGGTGACTAGTCGTGTCACTCGGTAAGCCGCGAGCGATGCCAGCGCGACTAGCCACCACTCAGGCATTATCAGATTCCGCCTTCGGCTTGCGCGGCCACGTCTTCACGGTCGCGAGAACGAGCGCGCCGAACGGGATCGTCGCTGCGAGCAGTGCAGCCCAGAGCGCGACCTCTTCCGACGTAGCTCCGGTGTAGTAGGCGAACACTGCGATCAGCGCCGCGCCGAGTGCGTAGATGGTTGCGCGTGGTCCGCTCATGACGGGCACTCCGTTTCCAGGTTCTGTACGTGCGTCTTCACGGCGTCGACTTCGGATCGCATCGCCGTCAGCTTCTCGTTGACGCCCTTGATCGACTTGTCGATCCTGTCGAAGCGTTCGGCAAGTCCGGGCTGCGCCTCCTCGTCACCGGGGTAGCGCTCCGGCCTGCCCGCGATGGCATCGACGGTTGCGACGAACTTACGCAAGGGATTCCACACCTTTCTTACAATACCGCCTAGTAGCGCTGCCCCGATGATTCCCGCTGCGGTCCATACCTCAGGGCTCAGTTCGGGCAGCACCTAAACACCCAGCAGGGCATTCCAGGTCAGTTTCCCGACAATGGAGTCCACGGGCTTCGCGTGCTTCGACTGGAACGCCCGCACCTTCTTCTCGGTCTGCGGCCCGAAGATGCCGTCAATGGCGGTCTTGTACCCGTTCGCAGTGAGCAGCCCTTGCAGACGGCGCACGTCGGTTCCCTTGCTACCGCGTTTGAGCGTCGGCATCTTGTCCCCCAACCTGTTCTTTTCGGTACTCGGCTTGCTCGGCTTCGACGGATTCGAAGGCTTCGACGGTTTTCCGAGATCATCGATCCCCCACGATGCCGTGCTGTCGTAGCCGCTCGTGCTCCGGCCATCCGGGCCGTTGCCAACGGACACGTGCACATGGGTCGCATGTGCATTGCTGCCGTTGTAGTCCTGTGCAGCGAATTTGTTCCTACGCTGGTAGATCTTCCGATTGAAGATCACGTACCGCAGGTTCGGGTGCTGGTTCGTGACCAGGTGCCGCACGAAGGCGTGGAGCTCCATACCGCCATCGGCCTTGACGTCGATAGCGCAGACAACGCCCTTAGTCGTGGGGTTGTGATCTGAGTACCCGCTCTGGTGGTCAGCGTCTCCGATAGTCCAGACAGTAGTCCCGGAATACTTCGATTTGATCTCGTCTCGCAGAACGTCGAGACTCTTCGCCAATCGCCAATTGCTAGGCATGGCTGTCACCTCTCGATTCGCTTGTAATCACCGTGTCACTCATCGAGTCACGGTAGCACAGACGAGAGCACCGCTCTGACTTTTGGACATACGAAAGCCCCGGACCTTTGGTTGGTCCGGGGCGCTATTCGGTTGACCTACACGGCGTGTCGCCGCGTCTCTGCCTTCCGCAGCGCGTCCAGCGCAATCCGTGAGGCGCGCATCTTCGCCACTGCGAGCGCACCGGGGACAGCGGCGTAGCGGCCGGACACCAGGCGGGAGAGGTCGGGACGAAAAGCAATGTAGATGTTCGCTGACCAATAGATTCGTCCCGCGAGTTCGTACACCTGCGAGTAGGTGCGGTTGGTGCGGTCGGTGTTGGAGTAGAAACGCATGTAGCGGATGTGCACTTCACCCGTCCAGGCGTTCGGCTCTTCGACCTTTTCCCAAGTCTTGACGTTCATCTTCATGTCCTCTCGTCGTTGTCTCTACCCTACATCAGCCTAGGCCCGTACGCAGCACCGGGACCCCGCAAAATAAATTTAGAAATCTTGCTTGCGGGACTTGACGACCGGCCCCGGAAGGCGCACTATTGAGAGGTACCAAGACACACGATGCAAAGGACAAGACGATGACTGCTCTCGACCTCCTCAACCAGGCCACCACCCACCGCAACCTGAGCCTGCGCCGCTCGCTCCGCGCTCGCGCGGCCGGTGACCTCGCTACCGTCGCCAAGTACGCTACCCTGATGATCGCATGGGAGATGAAGGCGCGTTCCTACGCAAACGCGGTCGGTACCCGACTCGTGTCGATGACCGACAACCCCGGTGCCATCGTTCCCGAGATCTTCGTTTCGCGGCTGCCCCGATGACGATGACGATGATGCCGCCTGTCGGTGGCGACCACAAACTGTTCACGCCGATCATCAAAGAGCGCGACGGGTACCGCTGCACGAGCAACTGCGGACGGACTCCGCCCGCGAAGATGCTCAAGGTCGTGCGCCGTGTCTGGTTCAAACCGGACAGCTATGACAACCTGGAAACAGTGTGCCAATGGTGCGCACGCGAACAGGACAGAGACTGACAACCTGCTAAACTGAATGCGCCGCAAGGCTATGCGAAGGGCTCGACATCGGGGGATGTCGGGCCCTTTTAGCGTGTCAGACGGCCACCGAGCGGCGTCGGAATCGAGAAGGGCAAGCCTTCGATCTGCGGGCCGCCGAAGTGGCTGTACGTCCCCGCGACCTCATCGAGCCGTGCACCCGCGTACGCCTGCCTCGGGTCGTGAGCCTCTGCGTTCCCGGTCCCGTCGTAGAACGCGAGCAACAGCGCGTCGGCGATGTCGGGGGAGCGCCCGAGGCGTTCGCGGATATCATCCTTCGCCTCGATCAGGATCTTTCCCGAGCTGTCGGCGATCTTGTATCGGGGCACCGTCAACTCAGCGATGGCGTCGTTGTCAAGCGAGGCGAGCGACCACGCCTTATTACGGGACAGCTCGCGGCCGTTCCAGTACGCTTCGGCCCTGATATTTGCAAAGCGCTTCGGTTGCGTCGAGCGTGACGCGAAGTTGACGCCTTGCACCTTGCACTTGCTGCCACGCTCTTTGAGCACTTCGCGCAAACGACCTGAAACGCCCCAGCCCACCCCAATTACGTCAACACGTACCTTTTCGAGGTTCCATTCCTCGATCAGGTGCACGAGCCTGCCGACCGTCGCCATGGGATCGCGGTCCGAGAACGACTCGATACGCTTCACAGCGGAGCCCACGCGTTCGACCAGAACAGTTCGGTCCCCACCTCCACCGACGTCGATGCCGCCAATGCGCACCGCGTCGGGGTCGTCTTCGTACGCCTCATCGATGTACCGGCACTTAGCCACATCGATTTCAGACATCACGCGCCACGGGTCAAATTCTCCTGTGGGGAATTGCCCCAGGACTTTTGCCTGGTATAGTGCAGAATCTTCCCCCCATGCCTGTTTGCGGTCTTCTGCCCATTCTGAGGAGATAAGATAATCGAGCAGTTCCGTGGGGACTTTCTCACCCGTTACGTTAGGTGTGTGTTCGTACCCGATGTGAATGGTGTTATACGGGGATGAACTTGCACAAGCGTCCGCAAACGGACCAGTCGGAACATCTGGATTTGCGATCGCCAAGATCCGTGAATGCTTGTTTGACGCAATCGATTCAGCCGCGTTCCAAATCGGTTCCGGAACCCCTGATGCCTCATCCAAGATCACGAGTACATACTTCGCGTGGATGCCGTTAAAAGCAGCTTCGTTGTGTTCAGACGTGGTGCGCCCGAACGCCACCAACTCCTCACCGTTTCCGGCAGGTAGATAGAGCTCTGTTTGGTTGGTGCGCCCCGGCAAGTCCGCCTTAGAGTGCAGTCTTCCAATTTCCCGCCATAGCAGGCTTTTAACCTGCACTGCCGTGGGTGCCGTCGAGATCACGAACGCCTCCCCTGGAGGGTGGCTGAAAATCCACCACATGGCAGCTACCGCTGATGTGAACGTCTTGCCGACGTTGTGACACGAGTGAACTGCGGTACGTCTGTTGTCTCGAATAGACTCAAGAATCATGCGCTGACGGCTCCACAGAAACGTGTGCGCCTGTTCATCAGCCCACCGGACAGGATCGCCCGCGTAATCGATCTTGACCCGCGTGAGGTCGTCAAACGCGTCCGTAATGGCCGCACCGAGATCCATGTTGAGGTCCATGATGATATAGTACCCAGAGAAAGACCCGGCGGAAGCTCTAACTTCCCCGGGACGCGGACGACTGTTAAGGAGTCGACATGCCAAAGCCTACCTGTTCCGTGCCTGAGTGCCAAACTCAGTCCCACGTCAGAGGATTCTGCAATGTGCACTACCTGCGGAAACTCAAAGACGGGTCCCTCAAACCGCTAAAGAAGCTCAAGCCCCCTCCGGAAGAGCGTTTCTGGGATTTCGTCAACAAGACGGACACGTGTTGGCTGTGGACGGGCAGAACAGATCCTGATGGCTACGGCGCTTTCTGCGCCAACTACCACGACTACCGCGCACACCGCTATGCGTACACGATGCTGGTAAGTGAGATTCCGGGTGACCTCGTAATCGATCACCTATGCCGAGTTCGTAACTGCGTGAACCCCTCACACATGGAACCCGTGACCATGACCACGAACACCATGCGCGGTGAGGGTGCAGGCGCTCGCAACTCGCAGAAGACACACTGCAAGTACGGACACGAGTACACAGAGGAGAACACGTACCGTTACAACAACGGAAAGTGGCGAAACTGCCGAAAGTGTAAAGCTGCTTAAACGAAGGAGGGCCCGAGCTATGCTCGGGCCCTTTCTGCTAGATCGCCTTCCGCTCCCTGAACCAGCGGGCAACTTCCCGCCTCGGGTAGACGTATTTCGCTTTCGGGTTGTAAGCCTTCCGCCAGGTCTCGTCCGTGGCAACGCGCAACCGGAAGAGTTCCGCATTGCGCTTGGAGTTCGTCGGTCCGGTCATGGCGTACATGTCCGTCAGGTTGAACCCGTACTCTTCGGCGATCTCCCGAGCTGTCAACATCTCGATGGCTGCTCGTCGCATCATTTACTACCTTCCGTGTCAATGATCTTCATCAGTTGTCGTGTGTCGTGCTGTGCGTCTTTGTACGATCTGCGGATGCCGTCACCGGGAATCCGGTACGCCCGCACGCGGCACGGAATGCCCCACGGCTCATACTCCGATTCGCCTCTGCGAACCTTCGGGACCGGATCAGGATCGCCTCGTTCGGTGAACCCGTAGTAGGCGATTGCTGACCCCACGAACACCAGCGCGGGCGTAGCAGCCACTATCAGCGCATCTGCGTTCACTGCAAGATCCTCTCTGCGAGATCAGTGCTGTACAGGTACATCGCCAGCGCGAACCCCAGCCAGAAGACCGCGAAGAGGAACACACCGACAGCGAGGATGACCCAACCTTTCCGCTCGTTCATCGTCGCCGGTTCCAAACCGCTTCGATGATGTAGCAGATGAGTACGAACAGGATCATGGCGAGCAGCCCGACAAGCGTGGCTAGCACTTCGGGGTTCACACTCCCTCAATTGGGGTTTCGAAGAACGCGTCAAGGCGCTTCTCCTGCGCATCGTCGTGCGCCTTGACGATCGTCTCAGCTACCGTCTCCAACGCCCACAACGATTTACGCAACTCGGTACCGCCCGACACGATCGCGCGAGCCGCTGACAGCTGCTCTCCGCTTGGGGTGTCTTTGCCGTGTTCCCAGTCCGCCATGGTCGGCGCGATCTTGGCGAGCCTGTTCACCTGTTCAACCAGCGCGAACGCATGGTCAGTAGCATCGGGTTGCTTGTCTTCGGTCATGCTCATATCCTCTCAGATCGTCAGCGCGAAGCCGGTGACAGCGAACGCTAGCGCGGTTACGGTCATCGCCCCGACGACTAAGGTCGCGCCGACGACTTCGGTCATCAGTCCCCATACCGAGAACGTGATTCTAGTGAGCGGTGGTGCCTTCCGGCACGTGACCCGTGCCAGTCGCTCTGTTGCGCCCATGGGTACCCCTTCTCAAACGATCCGCCTAGTGTCTCCGTGTTCGGCGGTCGGGTCACAGCGGCGCACCACCTGCATACTGCACCGTCGGTCGTGGGCGAGGTGGCGTCCTGGGGGGAACCTACCCCGCCCACATATCGAGGGCAGACCCGCGATGGTGTTCTTGAAGGCGTGCAGCGTGACCGCTCGCGCGCCGTCTGCCCAGTGTACCGTCACGAGCAGCCATTAGCATAGTAAACAGCCTGGTCAGACAGTCGATTCGCGCTGTCGATGAGCTTCTTGGACTCGGGAGCGGGCAGCTTCTCGGCGTGCATGTGTGCGGCGTGCACGAGGCTCATGATGTCCTCGCGTTCCAGTTCGACAATGTAGTTCGTCGGGTGGTACACGTACTCGCCTTCGGTCATGTCCGTCATTCGTCCTCCTCCTGGTGTCGTTTCAGTGCTTCGATGGTCCGTTCGATCGGAACGGCATCCCGTTCGATGCCCTTCAAGTTGGCATCTCGCGCCATGTTCTCAGGGCTGAACGGGTTGTCACCGTGGATGCGGCGCGCCCGTTCGGCCAGCCGTTCGTCTTCGGTCATGCGCGCCGCTCCCGTTCCACCCAGAACGTGTACCCGTGGCATTCCAGGCGCTCGCCGGTCATGCGGATCGATGAAGCGGCCTCTCGGGCGTTCTCGTAGTCGGTCACGTTGTTGTCGGTGAGCACGTATCGCAGCGCGACACGCGCATCCATCATCGTCAGGTCTTTCTGCACCTTCTCGACGCCATCGGGCGTGATCCGGTGCAGCGTGTATGTCTTCGGGTAGCTCATCGTTCGTCCTTCGGCATGATCGTTTCGGCCCACCTGGCAGCCGCTTCGGCTTCGGCAGCCTCGCGGATGCGCGGCCACGTGTGGCTCAGGTTCGTGTGCAACTCGTCATCAGAGAGCGTTGCCATGACCTTGCGGATCTGCTTGGGATCGAGTTCCCAGCCGTTCGCCGGTGCCTCGTTCACAGCCCGATCACCTCGTGCGCCTTGTGGTCGTCGCAGTACTGCCCGAGGTCGGTCCGCTCGTAGCAACCGTACGTGTAGCAGACCATGAGCTGTTCGCACATGTCGGTGTAGGTGAAATGGACCCGGGCGAACGTCTCATCGTAGGCCGGGGATTCGTGGTTGATCGCGTCCGCGTAGGCGCGGTGCGATTCCCGCTCAGCGTCCGCAAGGATGCTGCGGATCGGAGTAGGGAGGTTGTGAAGCTTGACTGTCATCGTGAGTCCTTTCGTCGTGGTCGTATGTCTCACGATACACCCGCCTCGAAGATTGCGCAAGTCGCCCCCTTGTGCAGGCGCGCAGGAATCCTGTAGTGTTGAGGCAAGACCAAAGACGGAAGGATGCAAGATGGATCTCGACAAGGCCGCACACATGGCACACACGCTGATGGCGGACTACGACCTTGATTTCAGCGGCTGGACCTTTGCCTTCGACAATGCCAAGCGCCGTTGCGGGCAGACCAGGTTCAGTACTCAACGGATCACGCTGTCCCGCTACTACGTCAACCTGAACGGCGAGTCGGAAGTGCGCGACACGATCCTTCACGAGATCGCCCACGCCATCGCGGGCCCTGGTCACGGACACGGAGCACGCTGGCGTACCATCGCCCGGAATGTCGGTGCCACCCCAAAGCGCTGCGCAGAGAACGCAGTCATGCCGGAGGGTAAGTGGCGCGGCTCGTGTTCCTGTGGTGCCGCTTCGGAAGCCACTCGCCATCGCATCACGAAGGGAACCTATTTCTGCCGTATCTGCGGTAGTGACGTGACATGGTTGCCGAACCCGAGCTAAGATAGAGATCGCATCATCAACGTGGGGCCGGATCTGCACAACGGTTCGGCCCCGTCAACGATTCGAGGACAAAGACATGCAGGTGATAGTTCGCGGTATTGACGCTTCCGCATGGGAGGCGCAACCGGAATCCCTCCTCAAACTCCAATACCCAGAACGTCGTCGGTGCTACCGCTGTCGCAACTACCTCGACGGGTTTGGCCCGTTCTGGGGTGTGTACTGCGGGTACCGATGCGCTGACAGACCATCCCCCTCCGATGACCCGAGAGACTGGCCCCGTAAGCACTACGGCACCGTAGGTCACTGGAAGACCATGTATGCTTCGCCGAGTGATCCTAGGCTCCGGTTTGACGCCGAAAATGGACGTGCAAACGTGTATTTCTGCGACTACTGCGGTTCATGGCACACGGGAACACTGAAAAAGGACAGATGACATGACCGAACTGGAAATGCTCAAGCTCGCCTGCGAGGGACACGTGCGGATGATCGCCGACCTCGCAGCGGAACGCGACGAGCTGGAATCTCAACTCGCCGGACTCCGTCGAGCGTATGATCACGCCTGCGCGCAGCGTGACAAGTACATGCGGCGTACCGTCGAGTGGCGAGACGCCGCGCTGAACGGCACCGCCTTCACATCGGCGTGCACCGGGTGCAACGACGAATGCTCCGTTTGTAGGGAAGAGGGTTAAACAGTGACCACCGAACGCAAGTACCCGGTCCGCGACTCGGGCCCCATGTACAACTTTCCGCTGCCCACCGAAACGCTGCGAGCCGAGCTTGCCGAAGCTAAGAGCATGATCGACGCCGCGCTGCGGCTGCACACGCCCGTCCTCGAAGGTGTACAGGGATACCTGCCCAACGGCGATTACAGGTACATTGAACCGGCGTGCTCAACGTGTGGGGATGTTGATGAATACGGCGTGCCGTGGCCGTGCGCCACCGCGAAAGCGCTAGGGATGGTCCCCTGACCTGCACAAACATCCAATCCAAGAAAACCCCGACACCCCCTTGCGGTCACCCGTGAGGGGGTGTTATGGTTGAGGGACCAAAGACGAACGACGATAGGACGAGACGATGGAACTCAAAGGCCAGACCGTATACGTGGTCAACACCTTCAACCGCGACGACATCGCGCAGGGCTACCAGATCTTCGCCAACAAGGCTGATGCCCTCAAGGCGGAAAAGGCCACCAACCTCAAGGGCAAGAAGTATGGCGATTACGCCTACACCGAGTCGTCCGTTATCGGATAGCGACTGCCTGTCGCCCCTCCTCGCTACGGGGGGAGGAGGGGCGTAGGGGAATTGCTAGCTACGATGAGAGGATCGAAGACGTGGTAAACATCGAACTGACCGATCAAGAGGCTTCGGACGTGCGCGCCCTGGTCGCATCGGAAGTCATGAGCCTCCGCCTTCGCGCTGGTTCGCTCCCGAACACCGACGCCACTAAGGGCTACCTCAAGAACACCCGGGAACGTCTCCAGAATGTTCTGGAGCGTATGCCCGTCAACAACGACACGGAGGAGTGAGTCATGGCACGCAAAGTTCCCAAGCGCGACTACGGGCAGGCCAAGTCCGCCCCCGCGCGGGCCGCGTCGACCTGGACGCCGTTCGCGGCTCCGAAGGGGCGGCAGGACATCGCGGACGATGTCAAGTACGACGCCTACGACCGGGTCAAGCGATCGTGGTTCACGCACAACCCGAAGCGAGGCTAACCGTGGCGAAACAGAAGGCACAGCGCCCGATCGACGTGCAGGACATGCCGTGGTCACACATGGGGAAGGATGCGCTTGACGCGGCGGCCGAACACCTGTGGAACAACGTACTTCGAGGTCCCGGCAAGCCTCCGTACCATCTGCTCACGTACGCGCTCGACGGTACCGATCCGGAAATCCTGCAACAGTCCGTACTCGACGTGCTCGGCTTCGCCGTTCCGTCGATCCTCCGGCAACGGGCGAAGGAACTCAAGGCGGGCGGGATCGACGTTGATCACCTCTTGCAGATCGCCGAAGAGCTGGAAGAGGAACACGGCGTCTAGCCCGGCCCCGCACCGAGAGGTGCGGGGTTTTGCTATACTCAGGGAAAGACCACATGACCACGACGGAAGGATATGACATGTCTGAACCCATGACCGACAAGCGGCTAGCCGAGATCAGGGACAAAGAGTCTCGGAACCTCGCAAAGCTCTTCGACAGCACCGTTACCGAACTGCTCGCCGAAGTCGATCGCCTGCGCACCGAGCTGGACGACGCCAAGTGGCTTGCCGACTACTACCATGAGGACAGAGACGCGACTGTCGGATTCTGGGAGGACTCGCAGCTTGAGGTCAACCGGTTGGAAGCGGAACTCAAGGCCGCGAAGTCGACCCGGTTCGAGAACAACGGCGTCGGCGTCGTAGCCAAGCACATTCAGGCGGAAACCATCAATGACCTGCGACTGAACTAGACTAACAAGACGAAAGGACACGGATCATGACCAAATGTAACGGCTGCTCGCCGCTCTGCCCGACCTGCAACCGCCCGAACGGGGGAGGGAAGTGACCCCCGAAGACACCCGCCACCATGATGCGCTCATGGCCGTATCAGGGGCGGGTATGCACCTGGTGCAGCAGTGGGCGGAAGTCAGCGACGACGGGCGAAACCATCTGGTCGAGAACCTCGCGAAGTCGCTCCGCAATCTCGAATACGTCGAAGCGAAGCTAGGGCTGAGCATCGACGGTCGACCGGGTGGGAGCGGACAGTGATCACGCTTCCCGAGTGGCACCCCGACTGCGGAGGCGATTGGGTCCTGTCTGGTGACCGGTTCTTCGCGAACTATTGGCCCGACAACACCGTGATCGCTTCGATCCTTGACGGACCGGACGGTAATCAGATCTCTACTACCGGAATCCAACCGTTCGCAAGCAAAACACAATGCATGGCGTACGCAGAGTGGTGGATTCGAGCCGAGTTGACTGCGATGAAGACGAACGGAGGCGGGAAGTGACCACCGAAGAGGAAAGCATCGCCGAACAACATCTAGCCGACATCAACAAGACACTTCGAACGGTGACCGGACTGGCACTCGACGGAGCGCGTGGAGTTAGAGCGCTCGCACGCGGATACCGAGGCACCACGCTGTCCAACGAGGAGATGTCGGAAAAGCTCGACGCCATCCGCGCACTCGTCAACGAGTCGGTGGCGCGGATGGAGCCGGTGTCGTGGGTCGCCGCGCTTACCGAGATCTTGGACGGGGGCAGCAGTGGGCAAGCCTGAGATCATCGGGTACCAGGCCGATCCTGGCAACTGGTCAGCGCCGCGCCTGCCTGAGATGACGTTCGACCCGGATGGCGTGTGGGTATCGGGTGAAACCGGAGTCCGGGAACTGGTCGAAGATGTTGACGGCTTCATGCGATACCACGGGTACAAGCGTGTCTACAAGCCCCGGAACTTCCGTGCTACGGCTCGATTCGGCGGTTATCGTTTCCACTGCAAGGAATGCGACACAACCACGCTGACTTCGGGTTACCTGCCTCACGACTTCGCAGAACTGCACGCCAAGCAGGATCACAACTGGGTCGGAAAGAGTCGTGACCTGGTAGAATGACAGCATGTACACCACGATCATAGGCGAGTGGTCTATCGAGACCACGCACCCTATCGACCCCGAAGCCTCGGGTTACTGTTCGGATTGCGCGGGTGCGGTCGACTACACGATCAGCTTCGCCGTCGACTACGGCTCGCACCAGCACAACATCCCCGATGAGGTCAACGGCGGGAACCACGTGATCATCGCGCGGCCTGCTGAGGCGTGATGTAAGGTTGAGGTGCATGTAGGTGTGCACTCGGAGAGGGTCCATCCGTGAGGTTGGGCCCTCTCTTCTGACCTGGTATGTTACCGTGCGCATCGGAGTCGGGAAACTTTCTGCGAGAAATCTTGCTCCAGGGGTTGCAACTGGGAGCGGGGCGGGATAGGCTTAGGAGGCAAGCAGCGATCAACGACGCGAGGATGATTGACATGTCTAAGGCCACTGAACTGAAGTCCGGTTTCTACATCGCCGCCGCGAAGGGTACCGACGCCGCAACAGTCGCCGCTTTCCTCCTGTTCGACGGACTCAGCAAGTACATGCGCACCGCTGGTGCGTACGCTGTTGTTGAAACCTGCATGTCGCGTTCAGCACTCGCCCACGAAGACCAGCAGGAAATTCTCCGATTCATGCGCGAAATTCGGGTAACCGACTAGGTGTGCGGACGGGCCGAAAGGCCCGTCCGCACCAAACGAAACGGCAGACGATGGCAGAGGAAACCGAAACCGAGAAGCACCTGCACAAGACGATCGAGTTCGAACGCAAGCAGTCCGAAGAGCAGATCAAGCGCTACCATATGCGGATCGACCAGCTTGAGAAGCTGGCGCATAAGAACCACGCGATCAAGCTCGTTGAGATCCTGGAGGACTTCAACTGGGAAGCGTCCAGTACCAAGCTCACCAAGGCACAAGCCAAGGGAGCCGAGTACGTCGTGAAGCTCCTGCGAGGACTGGCAGACCAGAAACTGGACGAAACCGCAGGTCAAGATCCTGACGGAAAATAATCTGAGAAAGTTCGGGTAGCCCCTTGCACCGTAGTGCGAGGGGGCGTTAGAGTTGTCTTCATCAGGGCGGGACGCCCATGAAAAGACCAACGATGACAGGACAAGACCATGCCGAAGCTCTTCGCCACCACCGCTCACCACACTACCGACGAGAACACCGCCCGCGAAGTGGTCGCGCACATGCTCAACGGCAACCAGGCCGTTACCCGCGAGATCACCCCGAGCATCGTTCTCGCCGAGATCGACGTGGACGGCTCGACCGTTTACCACGTGATTCGGATGAACACCAACGGATACGGCCCCGATGTCGATGTGGACTTCGAAGGCGGGGAAGCGCTCGCGGAGTGGAAGATGCGCGAACTCGCCAACTTCGCGGACAACACGGAAGTGGTCGACATCGAGTGCTACACGGTCGAAACCGAGTACGTGCAGCCCGTGTTCAACCCGAACCACACCGCGTACAACCCGACCAGCTTCGCCTACGGGATCCGCTAGGCCGGCTAGGCCGAAGAGCCCCGCCGAAAGGCGGGGCTCTTGTGTTTTCCCTGGCAGTGCCTAGTGTCAAAGATTTTCTAAGAAAGTTCTGCGGAGGGCTTGCCGGTACGCCGGGCAGGTTGTAGAGTTGCGGTTACGGGGCTGAGAGGTCCACACCAAAGATCAAAGATGCGAGGATGATTCACATGATCAAGCTGGAAACCTACCTCAACGCCGACGACACCGCCGCTGTCAAGCGGGCAGGCTCCTTCTACGCCGACCAGGCCACCGCAATCGTCTACCACGCGGGCAGCTCCTTCCCCGAAGGCGACGCCAAGCGCGAGTACATCAGCACGGAGCTGGCCGCGATCGTCGCCAAGTCCACCGCCTTCACAGGCCGTTACGTCGCCGAGCATGTCAGCCAGCGCAAGGCGGGCCACGGCATCGTGATCACGAAGCGCAAGGACGGCAAGTTCGCGGTCCTGGTGTTCACCACCAACGCCGAAGGTGTCCGGGAGCACATCAACCTGGGGGTTTTCAAGACCCAGCGCCAAGCGCGCGACATTGCTAACCAGCGCTGGTTGCACGGACAGTACTAAAAGCAAGGGGCCACCCTCCGGGGTGGCCGCTACCGATCAGAAAATGCGAAGGTATGTTGTGCAAGACCTCTCCCCCGAAACACTTGATATGCTCCGCAGGCTCGACACCGAACGCCACCCCGATTGGATGCGGGGCTACCTGCGTCCCTTCCATGACTCCGCTATGCGC